TGACTTTTTAATTCCATAATACTGGGAAAAAAACTCCCAGTATTTTTTTGTGCCTATTACTTTTTTTTATTCGTATATTCTTATGTTTTCGCCTTTAACAACATTCTTAGAAACATACTGAGTGCTTCCTTTTGGATACTTCATTGCTTTTTCTATTTCCTCTATGATTAGTCCAATAAATCTAGGTTTAATTATGTTTATATTTCTTTTAGCATCATTCAATCTATCTTCATAGACTTGATTTGTAATTTCAGTAACTATTTCTGTGGTAACAGTTTGTTGAACTCCTAATCCAGTATCAAAGTAAGTAATAGTGAAAGTAGATGGCACTTCTAAACCCTTTGGAACAACTACTTTTCCAACAGTATTTTTTATCTCTCTTGTTTCATAATGATGAACATTTTGAAGTGCTGCATCTGAACCATATTTACCAATTAGATAATTATAATATGATTGATGTTCTAATGGCCACTCTTGTTGCACATTAACAATATTATTTGCAAGCAATATCATCCAATCTAAATTAGAATCACCATAAACTTTAAATGCTACATTATCAGGTCTTTCATCAGTTATAACCTGATATTGTGTAAAGAAAGTTAAGTCACTGAATATTTGTTCTGATATTTTAGTTCTTTTGAATAGATTTTTTACCCTAATATAGTCTGATATGTTTTGCGCTTTGGAAAGACGACTAACATAGTCAAAATCTGGTATGTATCTAAAGTATTTTTTTGCCATTGTTAGAATCCCATATTGTTTTCATTATCTTTATATTCATCTGAATAAATTGGTTCAATTTCACCAAATGACATGGCTATTTGATATGAGGTCATAGATGGTTCACCTCTATATGTCATGTAAGAACCATCAGGTGTATAATTTACAGTAAAACCAGTACAAGCACATGGTTTAAATTTATTCATGAAAGGGTGTGGTGTATTACCCTCACCATATATGTATTCTAGTTCAAAAATTCTAGGACTCTTTAAAAATAATGCTTCTGAAGATCTTTGAGGTGTCATATTTCTTTTCATTGCTCTAACCATTTTACGAACTATTCTTGCTTCTTCAGAATCTCTAGGTGTAAGTGTGAAATTAAAACTAAAACTTCTTAAATTAGGACCAGAGAATAGTAATTCCAAATTAGGATTAATAACTTGACCTGTAGCACGACCTAATACATTTGCACCAACTGCTTGACCTGCAAAGTATGCTGAGAGTGCTGATTTAGTGCCATCATCTTTAGCTAGTCCTACAAGATCATTAAGACCATCACCTAAAGCATCAATTGCACCTCTAAAACCTGTGTCACCTCTAAAACTGTCAATGGATTCCATTGCTGCTCTAGCACCTGCTGCCTGTGCAGCATTTAATGTATCACCACCCCAACTAACTGCTGTTGATTCTGATAGTCCTGTTTGCATAGGTAATTGAATAGTTTCATAATTTCTTGAAAATCTTCTATTACTTCCTTTAAATCCTGTTTTTAATGATTTACCAACTTCAATACCACTAGGTTCATAATCAAATGCAGTAATTTGAATATAATCATAACCATATGCTTCTAAACTTTGTCTGGGGTATCTAAGTATCTCTCTTTTTCCACCTACAGCAAAAGAAATTAGGGAATCATTAGGAGATCTTGATGTTTCAGAAGGGCGAGAACCTGTATCACCTGTTGGTTCATTAGGATTTAATTCTTGTTCATTTTTCCCTAATGATCTAAAACCTATTGTATTCACTAATCTAGTAAGATTTGCTCTTGATTGAGGATCATTAGTTTCTACTGCAGTTTTTGCTAAAGCAAGAGTTGCTTTTTTTGTATTCTTAAGTACAGTATCAAATTGATTAGCATTAATACCAGTAAAAGCAGCGTTAAAGTCATCTTCTGATTTTACAGTAACTTGATTTCCATCAGGATTATAATTATACAACTCCGTTCCAAGACCCTCTAATGCACCATTATCTTCATAAACAGAATGTGTGCCATTTGCTTTGTTGGTTACAACTATTGCATTTATATTAGAATTGACAGTTCCAACTTTTTTCTTAATATTAAAATCACCCCTATATTGATTAGGGTCTTCTTGAACTGTCCATCCTGTAGTATCTTGTGCCTGTAGTGCCATGTTAGATATTTATCTTAAAATTTTGATAAGGAATAGAACGTAAGTCATTCATCTCTAATGGGTAAGCAACATGTAAGAATCCTACTACCTCATCCCATGTATAATTTCTAAATTCACCACCCCAATGATAATTAATACCTCTGAAACCCCATTGAAAAACAGCAACACAAGCAATTAAAGGAAATTGATCATATCTAATACGAGGTGTCTTGGGTGAATATATGAAAGTATAATACTTTCCTACATCTGGAACAATCTCAGTATCAGTTAAAACTTCAGTGATAGCAAGCATCATATCATCAGAATCACCCATATCAATGATATCACTAACCAGATTCTCCAATCTATTTACTGTTTCCATAGAGTTGATCTTCTGTTATGATTGAAAATTCTAAACTATTGTCTTTACAAAATTCAATTGCTGCATTCCACTTTGCTACATTAACAGCATAATTTTTTAGTTCAGTAGCATATGAGTTAGTCATTCTAGATCTTTTTCTAGAATCAGTTTTCATTTTGGGTTTAACAGTTTGCTTTTTAGGTTTAATTTCAATGACATATTTTTTAATTTTACCATCTGCCTCCTTAACTTTAATTAAGAAATCTGGATAATATCTATGTCGCTTATTATCTATAGGGGAAATGTATGGAATTGAAAATTCCTCAGATGCCCAACTAACAATATTGTCATTATTATCACAGTTCTCACAGAATGTTCTTTCCCAATTACTCCTACAAATTATATTGGATGAGTTTCCAACATATTTTTTAGGGTTTCTAGGTCTATAGATACTTTTACGACTGCGTGCCATTCACCTACATAGTAATGTAATTACAATTATTTATAGTGGCAAATATAAGACCAAGACCCTATAAAACCTCAGAACTAAAGACTAGGATAACTAATCTTGCTCAAACTTCTGTTTATCAACTGAAAATTCAACTTCCTACAGGTTTATCATCTTTGTTGAGAGAAACTGGTAGAGATTTAGATTACAATCGTGCTGGTGAAAATATAGAATTACTTTGTGACTCTGCTGTTCTGCCTGGTTCATCATTTGCAACTCATGAACCTACTAATGACTATGCAGGTGTAACTGAAAAGATGGCATATCGTAGAATGTATGATGGAACTTTAGATTTAAGTTTTATGGTGGATCGTAATTATAATGTAATAGAAATGTTAGATGGTTGGCTTGATTTTATATCAGGGGTTGGGATAACTGGAAGTAGGCAGTCATATAAAAGCAGACATGTTAATTATAGAATGACATATCCAGAACAGTATAGAACTGAAATATATCTTTCTAAATTTGAGAAGGATGTTTCATATCCTGATGACTTTTCAAGCACTGTGGCAAGATCATCAGATGAAACTCCAAAACAATTGCAGTATACTTTTGTAGGTGCTTTTCCTTCAAGTGTTACATCAACACCAGTATCATATGGTCCTAGTGATGTCTTGAGAGTTAATGTTTCATTTTCATACATGAGATATGTAAGAGAGAGAAAAGATATTAATGTAAATCCATATCGTGCCTTCAATAGTTCATTATTAACTTCCTTAGGAGATTTTATCTTTTAAAAGTTGCATATATATAATACTGATAATTTTGAGTTGAAATGCCATTACCTACCATAGCAACCCCAACATATGAGTTGGAGTTACCATCATCAAAACAATTACTTAACTATAGACCTTTCCTTGTAAAAGAAGAAAAACTTTTAGTTCTTGCACTAGAGAGTGAAGATACAAAACAAATTACAACTGCCATTAAGACAGTTATAAAAAGTTGTATACTTACAAAAGGAATCAAAGTAGAGGATCTACCTACCTTTGATATTGAATATCTATTCCTAAACATTAGAGGTAAATCTGTTGGAGAGGATGTAGAAGTAAATCTAATTGCTCCTGATGACAATGAAACCTCTGTTCCTGTCACTATTGCAATTGATGAAATCAAAGTCACAGAGAATGAAGGTCATACTAAGAAAATCAAAGTTGATGATGATTTAATGATGGAGATGAAGTATCCTTCCTTAGATCAGTTTATTAAGAGTAACTTTGATTTTAAGGAAGAGAATAATATGGAGAGATCTTTTGATCTTATAGCAAGTTGTATTGATAAGATCTATAATGAAGATGAAGTTTGGTCTACTGCAGACTGTACAAAGAAAGAGGTAGTCAATTTCTTAGAGCAGATGAACTCAGCACAGTTTAAAGAGATAGAATCTTTCTTTGAAACAATGCCTAAGTTATCTCATACTGTTGACATTGTTAATCCTAAGACTAAAAAGAAGAGTACTGTCGTGTTGGAGGGTTTATCGTCTTTTTTCGCGTAGGCATGATCCATATGGATCTAGAGAATTATTTTAAATTGAATTTTGCCTTAATGCAGTACCATAAATATTCATTAACTGAGATTGAAAACCTCA